GCGGACACACTGAGCACCCGCAAGCATGTGCAGTCGTGCTATGACGACCTGATTGAGTTCTGTAAGCACATGCAGCCCGACTATAAGGTCGGGAAACACCACAGAATCCTTGCTAACTTGCTGATGCAGCTAGCAGACGGGTCAAAAGACCGTGTTTGCGTCAATATTCCGCCTCGCCACGGCAAAAGTCAGTTAGTTTCCATCTACTTTCCGGCTTGGTTCATCGGCAGACAACCTAATAAGAAGGTGCTGATGGTGTCTCACACCACGGATCTCGCCGTGGACTTCGGTCGGAAGGTGCGAAACATCATTGATACGGACGCCTACCGGCAAATTTTTCCTACAGTTAACCTCGCTGCGGATAGCAAGTCAGCAGGTAGATGGAATACTAACGTGGGGGGTGAGTACTTTGCTTGCGGTGTAGGTTCGGCTTTGGCAGGTCGTGGTGCTGACTTACTACTAGTTGACGATCCGCATAATGAGCAGGACATCATCAACGGCAACCTCGATATTTTTGACAGGGCCTACGAGTGGTTCACTTTTGGTGCTAGAACTCGTCTGATGCCGGGGGGCCGTGTAGCTATTATACAAACCAGATGGCATTTAGACGATTTAACGGGTCGTGTCGTACGGGACATGACGCAAAACAGCGGGGCAGACCAGTACGAAGTGGTCGAATTTCCAGCAATTCTGGAAGTTAAGAACAAAAAAACGGGTGAAATCACCGAAAAAGCCCTCTGGCCTGAGTTTTTTGACATGCCAGCACTACTGCGAACCAAGGCTTCTATGCCTGTTTTCCAGTGGAACGCGCAGTTTCAACAGAACCCAACAGCCGAAGAAGCCGCTCTTGTTAAGCGGGAATGGTGGCAGATTTGGGAGAAAGAAGACCCGCCAAGCTGTTCTTACCTAATTATGTCGCTAGATAGCGCGGCAGAAACCAATAACCGTGCTGACTTTACAGCCCTTACAACGTGGGGCGTGTTTATTAACAAGGAGACGGATGCCCATAACATCATCCTGCTCAACTCAATCAAGAAGCGCGTTGAGTTCCCCGAGTTAAAAGAGTTGTGCTACCGGGAGTGGAAAGAATGGGAGCCGGATGCGTTCATCGTGGAGAAAAAATCTAGTGGTACACAGTTGTACCAAGAGATAAGACGTACGGGTTTACCCATACAAGAGTTCACTCCACACCGTGGAACCGGCGACAAGATGGCACGTTTAAACTCTGTAGCTGATATCATACGGTCAGGTTTAGTGTGGGTTCCTCAAACTCGTTGGGCCGAGGAATTAGTCGAAGAAGTCGCAGGTTTTCCGTTTGTCAGTAATGACGACTTGGTTGACTCCACCGTAATGGCACTGATGCGGTTTAGGCAGGGCGGGTTTATACGTCTGCCATCCGATGAGCAAGAAGAAGTTCGTTACTTTAAGTCCCGCCGTGGCGGCTATTATTAAAGGTAGGCTATGCCAGTAGATTCAATTGACAAAGGACCATATGCAGCACCTCAAGGTATTGAGGCTGAACTAGGGGGTATTTCTGATGACGATCTGGACAGCATGTTGGAGATTGAGATTGTCAATCCTGATATGGTTACTCTTGATGATGGTAGCGTCGAAATTACTTTAACCCCCGGTGACGATACTGCGGAAGGTGAGTTCGACGAGAATCTGGCGGAAACCCTAGAAGAAGGAGTACAGCAAACCCTAGCAAGCGAATTGATCGAGTTAATTGATGCGGACATTAACAACCGCAAAGACTGGGCAGATACGTTTGTTAAAGGTCTAGATGTCCTTGGGTTTAGGTATGAGGAGCGTACCGAGCCTTGGGAAGATGCGTGTGGCGCATTCTCATCAGTGCTGGCAGAAGCTGCGATTCGGTTCCAAGCCGAGGCTATGTCGGAGACTTTCCCGTCAATGGGTCCGGTCAAGACCAAGGTCATGGGTCAGATTACACGCGAGAAGGAAGAAGCAGCCGAACGTGTAAAAGAGGATATGAACTATCAGTTAACCGAGCGCATGGTCGAGTATCGCCCAGAACACGAGCGGATGCTGTATGCCTTGGGCCTTGCTGGTTCAGCGTTCAAGAAAATTTATGTTGATCCCGCGTTGGGTCGGCAGGTCGCTATCTTCATTCCAGCAGAAGATATGTTAGTGCCATATGGCGCTTCTAATCTTGAGTCAGCGGAGCGGATCACGCATGTGATGCGTAAAACTGAGAATGAAATCAAGCGGTTACAAGCTAATGGGTTCTACCGCGAGGTGGACTTGGGTGAGCCGCAGTCATTTCCATCTGACATTGAGAAGAAGAAAGCCGAAGAAGGTGGCTACTCTCTGACCGATGATGACCGCTATACAATTTATGAGGTCCACGCTGACTTGGTGATCGAGGGTGTGGACGAGGACGATATCGAGACGGGTGATGAGGAAGCTGAAAGCGAGGATACCAAGCAGTCCGAGCAGCTAGCCAAGCCATACGTGGTAACAATAGAGCGTGCTACCGAGAAGGTGCTATCTATTAGGCGCAACTGGGAGCCGAATGATCCCCTGCATCAGAAGCGTCAGCACTTTGTCCATTATGTCTATGTCCCCGGTTTTGGATTTTATGGACTTGGCCTGATCCACATTATCGGTGGATATTCCCGAGCGGGAACGTCAATACTTCGTCAGCTTGTTGATGCGGGTACGCTGAGTAACCTGCCGGGGGGGCTGAAGGCCCGTGGTATGCGGGTTAAGGGCGACGATACGCCGATTGGTCCGGGCGAGTTCCGTGACGTGGATATCCCGAGCGGGGCAATTAAGGACAACATCATGATGTTGCCTTACAAGGAGCCGAGTCAAGTTCTGCTTGCGCTGATGACGCAGATCAACGAGGACGGTCGCAGACTTGGTGCGATATCAGATATGAATATATCGGATATGAGCGCACAGGCCCCGGTCGGAACAACTCTGGCTTTGCTGGAGCGCACACTCAAGCCGATGGCTGCGGTGCAAGCGCGGGTTCACTACGCGATGAAGCAGGAGTTTAAGCTCCTGAAAGAACTCATCCGTGACTATACGTCCGAGACGTATAGCTATGATCCACAAGACACGAACAACCGTCAGATCAAGCAGTCTGACTATGACATGGTAGAAGTAATACCCGTGTCTGACCCTAACTCGTCCACGATGGCGCAGCGGGTAGTTCAGTATCAAGCAGTACTCCAGATGGCACAGCAAGCCCCGCAGATTTATAACCTGCCACAACTGCACCGTCAGATGATTGAGGTGCTAGGGGTTAAGAACGCTGACAAGCTGGTCCCGATTGAGGACGACCAGAAGCCGACAGATCCTGTATCCGAGAACATGAACGTGCTGATTGGCAAGCCGGTCAAAGCGTTTATCTATCAGGATCATGACGCGCATATCGCTGCACATACTAGCTTTATGCAAGACCCGATGATTGCTCAGACGATGGGGCAGAACCCGCAAGCACAACAGCTTATGGCTGCGTTGCAAGCACATATTGCTGAACACTTGGGCTTCTCATACCGCAAGCAAATTGAGGAAAGGTTGGGCGCTCCGTTGCCTGTACCGGGAGAAGAACTGCCCGAAGAGATCGAGGTTCAGTTGGCACGGCTTGTGGCCGAGGCCGGGAAACAGCTTGCTCAGGAACACATGCAGCAAGCAGCGCAGCAACAAGCACAACAGCAAGCCCAAGACCCGATGTTCCAGCTTCAACAAGGCGAACTTAAGGTCAAGCAAGCTGAAGTGGCTAGAAAGCAAGCCAAGGATCAGGCTGATCTCCAGCTTGACGAACAAAAACTTGCACTTGACCGAGAGCGTTTACAAATGGAAGCCCAGCGTAACGCTAACCAAACTTCTTCTCAGGACCAACAAGCCCGACAGAAGATGCGACTAGATGTTATGAAACATGTAACACAGCAGCCTCCCAATCCGGGAGGCCCACCACAGGGGTAATATATTGTGGCTAAAACCGTCTTTGACGTGCTGATTGAGAAGATAGAAGCGCACAAAATCGCTGCTATGGAGTCACTTGTATCCGGTGGAGCTAAAGACTTTGCCGAATATAAAGCGACGTGCGGGATCATCCGAGGTCTGTCCCTTGCACGTATGGAAATCCAAGACCTTTCGCGTACTTTTATGGATGACGATGATGAGTGATAACTACACTGTGACTGACGAAGAATTGGAAGCCCAACTACCCATTCCCGTTGGATACAAGCTGCTGATTGCCCTGCCAACTATCGAAGAAACGTATGACTCAGGGATTGTCAAAGCCGAGAATACGAAACATGCCGAGCAAGTCTTATCAATGATTGGACTCGTATTGGACATGGGGTCGCAAGCCTATTCTGACCCTGATCGGTATCCAAACGGTCCTTGGTGTGAAGTCGGAGATTACGTATTGTTCCGCACTAATACCGGCACTCGGTTCCGTTTCAATGGCACGGAATACCGTCTTATGAACGACGACTCAATTGAGGCTGTTGTTTCCGATCCACAAGGCATTACAAGGGCTTAAAGATGGAAAGGGACGAATACAAATTTCCCGATGAGGTTGAGTCGGAAGGGGTAACAATCGACGCATCAGATGATGTTGATGTGGAGATTGAAGTTGTTGACGATACCCCCGAGAAAGACCGGAATCGGAAGGCGTCAGATCCGCCTGAAGAGATAACTGATGACGAATTGCAGGACTATTCTGAAAAAGTTCGCAAGCGTATTCAGCACTTTAACAAGGGTTATCACGACGAAAGACGCGCTAAAGAAGCCGCTTTACGTGAAAAGGAAGAGCTTGAACGCCTTGCCCGTAAGCTAGTTGACGAGAACAACGAGTTAAAAGGTACGGTAAACAAGAATCAGGAAGTATTGCTTGAACAGGCTAAACGGGTTGCCGCTCAGGAACTTGACGAGGCCAAGCGCAAGTACAAGCAAGCGTATGAGTCGGGTGATTCCGATGCAATGGTTGACGCGCAAGAGGAATTGGTCGCGGCCAAGTCTAAAACTGAGCGTGTTAGCAACTTCCGATTACCCCCTTTACAAGAGTCGGAAAATCCTGTACAAATACAACCTAACGCCTCAGTACCGGCTGATCCGAAAGCGCATGAGTGGCAACAAGCTAATGCGTGGTTTGGGTCAGACGATGAAATGACTAGCTTTGCATTGGGGTTGCATCAGAAGCTGGTCAAACAGGGGGTTGATCCCCGTAGCGACGACTACTACGAGAAAATTAACTCTCGTATGCGCGAAGTCTTCCCAGATCAGTTCAAGCAACGCCGTCGAAGTAATGTAGTAGCTCCAGCTACCCGCAGCACCGCGCCTCGAAAAATCGTGCTGACTAGTAGTCAAGTTGCTATCGCTAAACGGCTAGGCGTGCCTCTTGAGGCATATGCTAAACAAGTTGCTCTGGATATGAGGAAATAATCATGGCTGAAAATCGACTGAATCGTGATCTTGAAACCCGGGAAACCGCGAAACGTAAAGTGACGTGGAAACCGCCGGAGACTCTGCCTAGCCCGATTGCTCAGGATGGGTACGATTTCCGTTGGGTGCGAGTTAGCACGCTAGGCACGCCGGATGCTATGAATACCTCGTCTAAACTGCGGGAAGGTTATGAGCCTGTTCGGGCAGTTGATCACCCTGAAATCTTTTCGTCGCCCGCTGCTGATGAGCGATTTAAAGATAACGTGGTAATTGGCGGCTTGATGCTCTGCAAGATTCCCCACGAGTTCACTGAAGCACGGAATGAGTACTACCAAAGTCAGACCGAAGCTCAGATGAAGTCAGTGGACAATAGCTTCATGCGGGAAGGTGATCCGAGGATGCCGCTGTTTGCGGATAAAAAATCCAACGTAACCTTCGGTAAAGGTACTTAATTTAAGGAGTCTTAAATGGCTTACCCTGTTGTTAGTTCTCCATACGGCTTAGTCGCCGTAAACGAGTTTGGTGGGTTGGTGTACGCGGGTTCTACCCGTATGTACCCGATTGCTACCGGATATTCGTCCAACCTGTTTAACGGTCAAACCGTTAAACTTTCCAACGGCACCATCATTGCCGACAACTACAGCGCAGCATCCTCACCAACAACTCCTATTGCTGGAACGATTGGTGTGTTTGTTGGTTGTCAGTACGTCAACACAATGTCGCAAACCATTCAGAGCCAGTACTGGCCCGCGAACACGGTTTCTAACGACGCGATTGGTTATGTTATTGATGACCCCCGCACAGTGTTTAAAGCTGCTGTGACGGGTCAAGGTACTTCGTTGGCAAACACGGCTAATACGACCATTGGTTATATTAACCCTGCGTTTGTTGGCACTAACTTGTACACCCTGACCGGTAATAGTGGTTCCACGACCACCGGTAACTCGTTGCTTGCCCTGACCGGCGGTGCGGTTTCCAACGGTACGGGTAACGTACGTGTTACTACTGCGGCTCCTTGGCGAGTTGTTGGTGTTGTTCCTGAGACTGCTGTAGTGGTTACCGCTACCGCATCAACCTCTGGTTCGTCCACCACTCTGACTCTGGCTGCTTCCAACTCGTCAATTCTTGCAGGTATGCAAGTTATTGCTTCGGGTACTGGCGCTGCCCAAGGTAACTACATCACGGTTACCAACGTAAACGGTACAACTCTCACGGTTAGCAGTGCTATCACTGTTGCTTCGGGTACAAGTTGCACGTTTATTGGGTTCCCAGAAGTTCTGGTGACGTGGAACGGTAACTTCCATTCCATGAACAACACCACTGGCGTCTAAGGAGTAAATCATGGCTATTTCACGCGCCCAACTACTTAAGGAACTCCTCCCGGGGCTTAATGCTCTGTTCGGTCTGGAGTACAAGCGATATCCCGAAGAGCATAAAGAGATTTTCGATACGGAAACCTCTGAGCGTTCTTTCGAGGAAGAAACCAAGCTCTCGGGCTTCGGTGCCGCGCCTGTTAAGAACGAAGGTCAAGCTCTCCGGTACGACAACGCACAGGAAGCATGGACCGCACGTTACAACCACGAAACCATCGCTATGGGCTTCTCGGTTACCGAAGAAGCAATGGAAGACAACCTGTATGACAGCTTGTCTAGCCGTTACACCAAAGCATTGGCTCGTGCAATGGCGTACACCAAGCAGGTTAAAGCTGCCAACATTTTGAACAACGGGTTTAACTCCGCGTTCACGTATGGTGACGGTCAGGCCCTGTTCAGCACGGCTCACCCGCTGGTTTCTGGTGGTACTAACAGCAACACGCCAGCTACTGCTGCCGACTTGAATGAGACTTCTTTGGAGTCTGCGGTTATTCAAATCGCTGCATGGACGGATGAACGTGGTCTGCTGATCGCCGCCAAGCCTGTCAAGTTGGTCATTCCTCCTGCTCTGATGTTCGTTGCAACCCGCCTCCTTGAGACGGAACTGCGTGTCGGTACTACCGATAACGATGTGAACGCACTGAAGAACAATGGTTCGATCCCCGGTGGTTACACTGTTAACCACTTCTTGACCGACACCAATGGCTGGTTCTTGACCACTGACGTTCCTAACGGCCTGAAGCACTTTGTTCGTGTCCCGCTGGCTACGTCGCATGATGGTGACTTCGATACGGGTAACATCCGTTACAAGGCACGTGAGCGTTATTCGTTCGGTGTGTCTGATCCGCTCGGTATTTTCGGTTCACCCGGATCTAGCTGATCGGTGTGAGGGAGGGGGGCCACAAGCCCCCCTTTCTTTTTGCTTGGTGTTTTTATTTTACTGTGATATAAAGACACATACCTAGACCACCCGACTTGCTGACTGACTAGGCAGACTTCCCTCAAGAGACAGCAAGTTTTGATTTGAGGATATATCATGGGTTTCGCTACTCACCTCGGCCCTTGGCTACTTGGCACAAACAGGTACACCACTGGTACTACTGTTGGCACTATTCGCAATACTGGCGTAACGCTAGTCTCGCAGACGTTCAAAAAAGACTACACGGGTCAAGCTGCTTCAGCTACCACGGACACCATTTGTGTTCTTCCTGCTGGCGCTCAGATACAGTTCATCCACATTGATACGCTGGTTGCCTTTACCGGCTCGACTGCTGCTAACGTCTCGATTGGCGATGGCACGACGGCTGCTCTGTATTGGGCTTCGACCGATGTTACGTCTCAAGGCCGTGCAGCTATTTCCAACGCCTCGGCTAAACTCGGCAACTGGTGTGGCGCAACCTCAACCGCTTCGCCTAATGGTATCGGGGTTGGTTCAACGGACGTTAAGATTATTGCCACAATGACTCCTACTGTTGCTGCTGTAACTGCCGGTACGGTTCAGTACACCATCATTTATTCGGTGGCTAACTCTGATGGTACGCAATCGCCTAGCGGCTTCCAGAACTAAGTAGGGGGCTGCAATGCAGCAAACTGATGTAAAAAGCACCCACCTGAATGCTTCGGGTTCGGTGTTTGCTGGACGGGCGCGTATCAAAGGGATTGCCATTTGTGCAACTGCAAGCACGGCTGGCGTCCTTATTTTGCGCGATGGCGGCTCTGGCGGAGCAAGTGCTATTGAGTTAGACATCCCGTCTAACACAAACCCCAACTCGTACTACATTCTAGTTCCGGGTGAAGGGGTTCTTTGCGCCACTAACATCTACGCATCAATTACCGGCCTTGCTAGCGTGACGGTGTTCTATGGCTAAGTCCCCGGCGTGGCAACGCAAAGAAGGTAAGTCCGAGAGTGGCGGTTTGAACGCCAAAGGAAGGGCTTCTTATAACGCTGCCAATCCGGGTAAGCCCGGACTCAAGCCACCACAACCCGAAGGTGGGTCGCGCAAGAAGTCATTCTGTGCCCGGATGTCGGGCATGAAGAAGAAGCTCACTAGCGCCAAAACTGCCAACGATCCAGACTCCCGTATCAACAAGAGCCTCCGGGCGTGGAAGTGTTGAGATGGCAAAACCTATTGCTGATGACGAAACGCGAATGGCTAAGTTTGGCAATCTAACGCCAGACGAGAAACGCAAAGAACGCGCAAAACAACAGGCAGAACTAGAATCGGCTACTAGCGAGCGTGAGCGTCCTTTGGGTAGCCGTATTATGGATAAGCTGGGCGCTGCTTTTGGGCAACCGGCCAATCAGAAAGCCCATGAACAAACTGCCGCTGAAGATACGGCACGCCGCGAATCTCGGTATCAAACTGCAAAGCAACGTGCTGGGATGTCTGACCAAGAACTTGAAAAAGAGCCAAGTCTGTACGGTACGGACAGGGCTATGAAGCTCAAAGACAACCCCCTGAAGATGGCTAAAGGTGGTTCTGTAGGCTCCGCTTCCAAACGCGCTGATGGTTGTGCCCAACGTGGTAAGACTAAAGGTAAGATGCGATAATGGAAGGCCAAGTCTGGAACATCATCTTGACCATTGCGGTCAGTGCAGTTGGGTTCATCGTGAAGAATTCATTTGACGAGATCAAACGTATTCAGATTTTGCTCAACAGGACTCGGGAAGAACTTCCTAAAGAGTACGTGACTAGGGCGCAGTTGGATGCGGATATCAACCGCATCTTTGACAGGCTTGACCGGCTTGAGGTTAAGATTGACCGGTTGATGGACAAACATGCCTAGTACGTCAAAGAAGCAACACAATTTCATGGAGGCTGTAGCCCACAGCCCCGCCTTCGCCAAAAAAGCTGGCGTTCCCAAGTCCGTGGGCGAGGACTTTTCACAGGCCGACAAGGGCCGTAAATTTGGTAAAGGTGGTGATATGGCTACGAAAATGAACCCCGGTTTTATGGCAATGATGGCTAAAAAGAAGACCGCACAAGAAGGCTCAAAAGCTGACAAAGCCGCTGACAAAAAGCAAATGATGGGCATGAAGAAGGGCGGGACAACCAAAAAAATGGCTGCTGGCGGGTCCGCTTCTTCTCGTGCAGATGGTATTGCCAAACAAGGCAAGACCAAAGGTAAGATGCTCAACAAAGGCGGCATGGCCTGTTAAGGAACTATCATGGCACAAGCTGAAATCTACACCGCTAAAATGGGTCAGCCTCCAATGGATGACGAAGGCCCAACAAAGCCAATGCCCCCTCTGGCACGCAAGCGTAAACGTGCTGCGGACCCCAATATGCCCCTTGGGCAAACGGATATCTACACCGCCGAAAAAGGTCAGCCTCCGATGGACTACGAAGGTCCAACGACTCCAGCTATGCCAAAGAAAGGCAAGGCTATGTTCTCCAAAGGCGGGTCGGTTTCCAAGCGTGCTGATGGTTGCTGCCAGCGTGGTAAGACTAGGGGTAAGATGGTATGAGAGCAAGTCGGGGTATGGGGGATATCAACCCATCTAAGATGCCCAAGCCGAAGATTATTCATCGGAAGGACAACCCCGATTCTGTTGAGTTGTATGCCAAAGGCGGGAAGGTCAACGCTGCTGGTAATTACACGAAACCCAGTCTGCGTAAGCGGATTGTGTCTCAGGTAAAAGCTGCTGCTACTCACGGCACAGGCGCGGGTCAGTGGTCTGCCCGTAAAGCCCAGCTTGTTGCTAAGAAGTACAAAGCAGCAGGTGGAGGTTACCGAGATTGAAGCCCCCGCAGCAGTCTCTTAAAGATTGGGGCGACCAGAAATGGCGCACCAAGAGCGGTAAGCCCTCCAGCAAAACTGGAGAGCGGTATCTGCCAGAGGCTGCGATTAAGAGTCTTAGCCCATCCGAGTATGCCGCGACGACCAAAGCCAAGCGTGAAGGCAAGAAAGCGGGTAAGCAGTTTGTAGCGCAGCCCAAGTCGGTAGCAAAGAAAACGGCTAAGTTTAGATAATGACTACTTCCGGCACTTCTAGTTTTGACCTTGACTTCTCGGAGTTAGCCGAAGAAGCGTGGGAACGCGCCGGTCGGGAGATGCGGTCGGGCTACGACCTACGTACCGCTCGCCGTTCAATGAACTTGATGACCGTCGAATGGCAGAATCGCGGCATCAACATGTGGACGATTGATCAGGGGGCATTCACTATGACTCCCGGTCAGAACACTTACGCACTGCCAACAGACACGATTGACCTGCTTGAGCACGTTATTCGTACGGGCGCAAACGATTCGTCCACCCAGTTTGACCTGACGATCTCAAGGATCAGCGTTTCCACTTACGCTAGCATCCCTAATAAGATTACTCAGGCTAGGCCGATTCAAGTGTGGGTCCAGCGATTAAGTGGGCAGATTTCCCCCACTGACGCAACGCTCAGTACCACTATCAACAGTACCGCTACCACCATCGTCTTGAGTTCGGTAGTTGGGCTTCCAACTACTGGGTTTATTAAGTTAGACAACGAGATCATCAACTACGGATACATAACAGGGACTACCCTATATAACTGTTTCCGTGGACAAGCTAACACGACCGCAGCGTCTCATACAGCAGGTGCAGCGGTGTACAACCCCAATCTTCCAGCCGTTACCGTTTGGCCTACGCCGGATGACTCGCAGACATATCAGTTCCTGTACTGGCGGATGCGTAGGATTCAAGATTCTGGCACGGGCGTTAACACAGCGGACATCAACTTCAGGTTCTTACCTTGCTTGGTTGCTGGGTTGGCGTACTATATTGCTATGAAAGTACCGGAACTAATGCCACGGTTGCCGATGCTCAAGCAAGCGTACGACGAACAGTTTGACCTCGCCGCAGGTGAGGATAGAGAGAAAGCTCCAATTCGATTTGTTCCAAGGGCATTTCGCGCTGGTAGGGGGTAGTTGTGAGTAACCGCTTTGCTGCCGGTTATAAGGCAATTGCCGAATGTGATATATGTGCGTTCAGTTATAAACTACATCAGCTTCGTAAGTTGATCATCAAGACCAAGGTCACGGATATCAAGGCGTGCCCAACGTGTTGGGTTCCAGATCAGCCGCAGTTATTGTTAGGGATGTATCCAGTAGACGATCCGCAAGCGTTGCGGAGTCCACGTCCAGATTTATCTCTTAACCGTAATAGCAGAGGGTCACGGGATATTCAGTGGGGTTGGGCACCGGTTGGTGGTGGTAGGAGTTTTGATGATTCGTTAACACCAAATAACTTGGTTGCAACGACATCTGTTGGTACAGTAACGGTTACGACATCATAGGAACTATCATGGACAAGAAAGAAGTTAAGGCTATCGCGGATACGGAAGTCCGTGCCCACGAGAAGAAACTGCATCCCGGTGCCAAGAAGATGAAAGCCGGTGGTCCAACCACGGCTGATCGCGCTAAGTACGGGAAAAATATGTCTCGCGCCATGAACCAGCGCGGTAGCGCACGGGGGAAGTGATGGCTACATATAGCATGAAGAAAGGCGGTAAGGAAGTTGGTCCTGCTTCGACATACGCAGAACCGCATACCATGACCGGCGCAGATATGGACATCGACGCGCATATCAAGGCTCACAACGCCAAAGATAATGTCAATGAACTCTGTATGAGCGTGAGCGGCTACAAGAGCAAGCTATATCCAGAACCCAAGACTTCTGGCATTAAGGTCCGTGGGACTGGCGCTGCTACTAAAGCTCTGATGGCTCGGGGTCCAATGGCATGACATACACCGAGTTGTGTACCAATATTCAGAGCATCACGGAGAATACGTTCTCCGCGTCTGAGTTGGCTATGTTCACGCAACAAGCGGAACAGAAAATATACAACACGGTTCAGGTTGCCAACCTTCGTAAAAACGTAACTGGCGTCACAAGCCCAGCCAACAAGTACTTGTCATGCCCGGATGATTTCCTGTCGCCTTACTCTATAGCGGTTATTGATGGGACCGGGGCGTACACGTTCTTGTTAAACAAAGACGTAAACTTTATCCGTGAAGCGTACCCCACGCCCACGAGCACAGGGCTACCCAAGTACTACGCTATTTTTGGGCCACTCTCAAGTAACGTAAACGAACTTTCGTTTTTGCTCGGGCCAACCCCCGATGCAGTTTACACAATGGAACTGCATTACTTCTACTACCCACCTTCGATTGTTACTGCTAGCACGTCTTGGCTTGGAGATAACTTTGATTCCGTTCTGCTTAACGGTGCGTTGATTGAAGCAATCCGCTTCATGAAAGGCGAAGCGGATATCATCCAGAACTACGAGAAACTGTATCTTCAGTCGATTCAGTTGCTCAAGCAGTTGGGTGATGGCAAGCAGCGTCAGGATGCGTACCGTGATGGTCAGTTTAGGCAAGCGGTGACCTGATGTCTATCATCCAGACTCAAACAACGAGC